CGTTATGAACACGAAGGGTTCTCGTTTTTAGCGTTAACCCTCCCCAAGCTATCCGATGCACTTCTTCAGGGCATCGAACTTGGGCGCTTCTCATGTCCGACTGACTTTTGTCGGCATGGAAGTCTCCCCCGATTCCTCGGAGGTTTCTTCAAACGTGTGTTCACAGTGGATGGTGTGCTACGCGATGATGCTGCAGCGGATGCTATTCTTGCAATCCGCAACGTCTGCGACTTTTGGAAAAAGCCGAAGATTGCTTGTTCGCCCGATCGTAATGATAAGGCAGAGCGCAGATACATCGACATAGAAGGCGAGCTCGCTAAGCTTACACCGGCAATCAAACAGAAGGATTCAATCCTTGATGCGACTGCTGGCATCCTATGGTCTCAAGTCTTTTCGGAGCTTGATCCCGTGGATCTTATATGTAAGCATGGCCCTGGGAACACTGCTGATCGGCGGCTGTCAAATGACAGGCAACGATTCAGTTGGTGGTACTCCCGGGCAGAGCCGTGGTTTCCTTCAGCTTTACACTGCTATCCAAACTATGGATATGCAGCGCAAGCTATTGAACCCACCTCAACAGGTGTCGGAAAGTCCCTAGACTATCTGGACGAGTGGTCAGAACCACCAGTACGGGTAGTCTTCGTTCCGAAGACCCTGAAGACGCCACGAGTCATAGCTCTCGAACCCAGTCCGATGCAATTCATCCAGCAAGGCTTGATGAACCATATCGTTCCGATATTAGAGGGCCACAGGTTGACGAAGAAGGCGGTCCGGTTTACGGACCAATCGATCAACCGGCGACTCGCACACAAAGCCAGCTTGGATCGTACTTTGACCACACTCGACTTGAGTGATGCGTCAGATCGAGTTCATGTTGATTTGGTTTACCGAATCTTCAAGAGCTCGGGAATTCGCGACTATCTTCTAGCCGCTAGATCCGCGCAGGCAGATTTGCCATCAGGCCGCAAGGTAACTTTGCACAAGTTCGCTTCTATGGGTTCAGCAATTTGCTTTCCCGTCGAGGCGATGGTGTTTTACACCTTAGTGCTAACTGCCATGCATAAGCATGATGGTAGACGTCCAAGTTCCGAGTCGATCTTCAACTATTCGAAGTCGATTTCGATCTATGGGGACGATATCATCGTACCCGTAGACTATACGGACGCTGTCGTGCAGAACCTTGAAACCTACGGGTTAAAGGTCAACGTTAACAAGTCTTTCCGGAATTCACTATTCCGGGAGTCCTGTGGAGCCGACTACTTTAATGGCCAATCGGTTCGTCCGATTTACGCCAGAGAGCTTGCTCCTGACGCTGCACGAGACTGGACGGCAGCTCAAGTAATGTCGTGGACAGAGACCGCCAATCAGTTTTATCTGAATGGCATGTGGTTAATGTCCCAGACTATACGAGAGATGCTGGAGAGTGTATTGCGCTCCAAAATACCTCGTTGCCGCGATTCTCGTGGCACCGGAGTATACTTCGCTTCTGTAATGTTCGACACAAACCTTCGTTACAACAAAGGTGTGCACGGATATTCTCAGAAGAGAACCGTGTTCATACCGATCCAAAGAAAGGATGACATCGATGGAGACGCAATCGCATGCTTCAACAAGTGGGGCCAACAACTCTACACCCCTGATCGAATGGATGAACATCTCATTCGATCATTGGCATGGGACTTCAGGGAGCGAAATGACCTTTGCGGTCAACTCGACTCTGAATCGTCCTGTGTTGCCGAGTCTCGTACTGTACGTCTCGTACGAAGCGACGATGATTCCTTACGGAGTCAAGTTGCTCGACCGCGACGAATTCTGTACGGAATTCGACAAGTTATGGGCCACATTTTGGCAGCATTCAAATCGGTTTCCTACCCGCGGAATGGCATTAGGCACATTGTGCCCGACGCCACAAGTGGGGGAATACGATTGAATACAGACACTGCATCACGCGCCGGCGAACCAAAGTCAGGTATCGCGCAGATTCGTGATTTGTTGACTGCACGCTCTACTGGAATGAACTTCCAGTCTAGTGTGAAGCGCGGCGACTTCAAGTCGAAACGCCGCTGGGTCACGACAGTATCGTGACGGGCTAACAACAATGCCCGGGAGGGGTGGTGTAGACCACCATGGG